AAGCAGGCCGAGCTGCAGGCCGCGCTCGTGAACTCGCTGATCGCGGCGTTCATCACCACGCCGCTCGGCGCGGAGGACATCGTCGAGCTGTACGGCCAGGACCGCGCCGGGATGCTCAAGGCGCGGCAGGAGCACGCCGTCCGGCTCGAGTCGGGGATGATCGCCGCGCTGTTCCCGGGCGACAAGGTCGAGTCGTTCCTGCCGGCGCGCCCGGCGAGCGCATTCGACGCGTTCGTGACGAGCGTCCTGCGGCACATCGCGCTGGCCTACGACCTACCGTACGAGATGCTGGTGAAGGACTGGAGCCGGCTCAACTACGTGACCGCGCGCGCCGCGCTGGCCGAAGCCTGGCGGTCGTTCCTGCGACGCCGCGACTGGCTCGCTACGTCCTGGATGGACCCGTGGTACGGGCTGTGGCTCGAGGAGATGGTCAACGCGGGCGAGATCGACGCGCCGGACTTCTACGCGCGCCGTGCGGCCTACCAGCGCTGCCGGTGGATCGGCCCGGGGCGCGGGACGCTCGACCCGGTGCGCGAGGCGCAGGCGGCGCAGCTCCGGGTCGACTCCCGGATCTCGACGCTGGAGGACGAGTGCGCGGAGCTCGGGCGGGACTGGACGGAGGTGCTCGAGCAGCAGGCGACGGAGCGCGCGCGGATGGCCGAGCTCGGCCTGCCGGACCATTCGGCGGTCCGCGCGGCGAATCCGATCCCTCCGGCGCAGGACTCCGCGCCGGCCGGCGACGGCAACGGCGATGGCGCGCAGCCGGGCGCCGACCCGCAGGACGCCGGGGCCGATCCGAACACGAGTGGGCGATGACTCTCGGCTCCTCCTCCTGCCGTGAGTTGTCCGTCGGGCGGTCTTCGGGCCGCCCGCTTTTTCTTCGGGGGTGAGATGTCCTATCCGCGACTGAGCGAGCGGCTCTACAACGCGCCGCTGCTGCTCCTGCCCGAGAAGGCGGAGGTGATCGAGCGCGTGTTCGCGGCGTACGCGGACGGGCGCGCGGGCGAGCTGCCGAAGGTTCCCGAGGCGCCGGAGCGCGAGCAGGCGGCGCTGCTGGTCCCGGCGCGACGCGTCGACGGCGGGGGCTACTCGCTGACCGACCGCGGCGTGGCCGTCATCACGATGTTCGGCTCCCTGGTGCAGCGCGCCGGCGGGCTGGACGCGATGTCGGGGTTGACCGGCTACAACAACATCACGCAGCGGCTCGACGCGGCGCTGCGCGATCCGATGGTGCGTGGGATCGTGCTCGAGGTCGATTCGCCCGGGGGGGAATCGGCCGGCGCATTCGAGCTCGCGACCTTCATCGCGGAGGCGGTCAAGCCGGTGTGGGCGGTCGCGAACGAGCTCGCGGCGAGCGCGGCGTATCTCGTCGCCTCGGCGGCCGATCGCGTGATCCTGCCGGCGTCGGCGCGGGTGGGCTCGATCGGCGTCGTGATGCTCCACCAGGACCGCTCGCAGCTCGTCGAGAAGTCGGGCGTGCGCTACACGCCGATCTTCGCTGGCGCGAAGAAGCTCGACGGGTCGAGCCTGATGCCGCTGTCCGAGAGCGCCCGCTCCGACCTGCAGCGGCAGGTCGACGAGGTCTACGCGATGTTCGTCGACGCGGTCGCGTCGCGCCGCGGGATGAAGGCCGATGCGGTCCGCGCGACCGAGGCCGGGATGCTCTCGGCGCAGGCCGCGATCGACGGCGGCTTCGCCGACGAGATCGGGACGGTGACGTCCGCGATTCTCGCGCTGCAGGACAAGGTCACGCACCAAGGGTTCCGATTCACGCCGCGCGCGGAGCGCGCAATTGCACAGGAGGTTTCCATGACCAGCAAGACCGAAACGCCCGCGGCGCCGGCCCCGACCACCGCGACCGTCGAACAGCTCGCGCAGGAGCGCGCGGCCGGCTACTCGCAGGCCGAGAAGGAAGTCGCCCCGAAGGCGCGGGCCGAGGGTGCGACCGCGGAGCGCGAGCGCGTGAAGGCGATCGTGACGTGCGAAGCGGCGAAGGACCGGCCGCAGCTCGCCGCGCACCTCGCGTTCGACACCGACATGGCCGCCGAGGCGGCGCAGGCGCTGCTCGCGAAGGCGGCCCCGGAGGTCGCCGGCAAGGCGACGAACATGCTCGACGCCGCGATGCGCGGCACGAACCCGCAGATCGGCCCCGACACCGGCGCGGACGTGAAGACGTCGGCCTCGAAGCCGAAGCTGTCGGCGGTCAACATCTACGACATCCGCTCGAAGGCGCACGGCGCGTAGCGGCGCGCCACGTAGGCGCGCGGACAGCACGCCACCCACTGAACCATCCCCATCGGGAGACGAACCATGACGAGCTACACCGAAACGGGCCACGCGGGCGGCTTCATCCTGTCCGAGGCCAACGGCAACCGCAGCCGCGAGGCGGTGACCATCAAGGAAGGCGAGGACCTCAAGGCCGGCGCGGTGCTGGGCAAGATCACCGCGACGGGCCTGTACGTCGCCTACGACGACGGCGGCACCGACGACGGCCGGCGCACCGCCGTGGCGATCCTGTACGCGGACTGCGACGCGACCGACGGCGACACGGTCGCCACCGCGGTCGTGCGCGACGCCGAGGTCAACGGCGAGGAGCTCGTCTTCGCGAGCGGCGTGGACGAGGACGGCGCCGTCACCGACATGGCGAGCGTCGGCATCATCGTCCGCAGCTAACGCGCGACAGCGCGGCCACGGGCGACGCAGCAACCACAGATCACGAACCAGACAGGAGACCACCATGCCGGTGCTCGACGTGTTCACCAGCGACGCCTTCAGCGTCGCTTCCCTGACGGACGCCGTCAACAAGCGCCCGTTCATCCCCGGTCGCGCCGGCCAGGTGGCCGGCTGGCAAGAGCAGGGCGTCACGACGACCTCGATCATGATCGAGGAGGTCGAGGGCTCGCTGCAGCTCGTCAACCCGAGCCCGCGCGGCGCGCCGGGCGCGGCCGCGGCGAAGGACAAGCGGGTCGTCCGCAACCTGATCGTGCCGCACTACCAGGTCGACGACGGCATCAACGCGGACGAGGTGCAGGGCATCCGCGCGTTCGGCGAGGAGTCGATGGTGCAGGCGGTGCAGACGCTGGTGAACCAGCGGCTCGCCGACCACGTCCAGCTCCGCCTCGACCCGACGCTCGAGTACCAGCGCATCGGCGCGATCAAGGGCGTCATCCTGAACGGCGACGGCTCGACGCTGTACGACCTGTTCACCGAGTTCGGCGTGACGCAGGAGACGGAGGTCGACTTCGACCTCGACGCCGCGTCGCCGGCCTCCGGCGCGCTGCGCAAGGTCTGCACGGGCGTCGTGCGCAAGATCGCGACGAACCTGGGCGGCGCGGCGTACAGCGGCGTCTACGCGCTGTGCGGCGACGCCTTCTGGGACGACCTGACCGCGCACTCGGAGTTCAGGGCCTCGTACCTCGCGCAGGTCGAGGCGTCGCAGCTCCGCGACGGGCTCGCGTACCAGTCCGTGAACTTCGGCGGGATCACGTTCGAGAACTACCGCGGCGCGGTGGGCGGCTCGGCGTTCGTGCACACCGACAAGGTGCACGTCTTCCCCGTCGGCGTGCCGGGCCTGTTCCGCACGGTCTACTCGCCGGGCGACTGGGTCGAGACGGTCAACACGATCGGCCTGCCGCGCTACGCGCGCCAGTACCCGATGCACAACGGCAAGGGCGTGCATCTCGAGGTGCAGATGAACGCGCTGTCGTACTGCACGCGGCCGAAGGTGCTGATCAAGGGCAAGCGCACCTGATCGCGCAGTAGCGCGAGTGGCGGGGCGGCGTTCTCCGAGATCCGGGACGCCGCCCCTTCCGCATCCGAAGCACGCGAACCGACGACGACAGGAGGAGGGACGATGCCCGCTGGTCGCCACGACATCCTGATCGAGAAGGGCGCGACCTATCGGCAGGTGTTCCAGTACCTCGACGCGGACGAGAACGCGATCGACCTCACGGGGTGGAGCGCGCGCATGAAGGTGCGCACGCCCGACTACGAGGGCGATGTCGTTCCCGGCTTCGATCTCGACACGAACGCGAGCCCGGGCGGGATCACGATCTCGGCGGAGGACGGCGAGATCACGGTGGAGGTGTCGGCTGAGGACACGGCGGCCGTCGCGGCCGACGTCTGCCGCGGGGTGTACGACATCGAGCTGGAGGACCCGGACGGTGTCGTGGTGCGCCTGGTCGAGGGTCGCGTGCGGTTCTCGCCGGAGTCGACGCGCTGATGAGCACGCAGGACACTCGGCCGATCGTCAAGGTCGTCGAGGAGGTCGCGTCGGTCGTCAAGGTGAAGGGCGACCGTGGGCCAGTCGGTCCGACTGGACCGCAGG